GAAGGCGTTTGCCATCTTTGGTGACAAGATGCAGTCCATCGAACTGTGTGTCGCTCGTTTTGATGAAGATACGAAGACATCATTCCTAGACCTTTACACTAAGATTGATGCTGGTGTCCTGACCAGTGAAGATACTGCTACTGAGGATACTGAGGAAGTTGCCTTCTAAAAAAATTATGTGTGGGGGTTGAAATTTTTGTTTCAATCCCCATATATAATAAACGATAACGCCTAATGGGTTATCATATTAATCTTGCTTTTAAAGGAGATACCGATGAATAAAGCACTAACAATTTTTGATAACATCAACCAACTAACACCCTATTCAGTAGGTTATGATAGGATGTTCGATACTCTAAAGAGGTATGTTGATAATAACCCCTCGTCTACTACGGGATATCCCCCATATAACATTCGAAAGGAAGGTGATTACAACTATGCCATTGAGATGGCACTAGCTGGATTTTCCCGTGAGGATTTAGAAGTAGAGGTTTCCGATGGTGTGCTAACCGTCCGTTCTGTGAAGGATACCACTGATGATGACACAAGTAATATTTACCGTGGCATTTCCTTCCGTAAGTTCGTGAGGAAGTTTACTATCGCTGACGATATTGTTGTCAAGGGTGCTAAGATGGAAAATGGAATGCTCTCCATTGACCTAGAACGTGTAGTACCAGAGGAAAAGAAACCTCGTCTTATTGAAGTAAAGTAATTTTGTACAGGTGAGGGGGTTCGCCCCCTCACCATTTTATTATGGAGAAAAAAATGAGAAACAAAATCTCGTACAAGTATGATGAAGATAAAGCGTTAGATGAACTCAAGAAGTATATCGACGCAACGTATGATGAACACTATAGCAAGAATAAGTTTCAGGCTACAGAGTTCATTATTGATGGTGGTCATGGTGAAGGATTCTGTATCGGTAACATCATGAAGTACGCACAACGATATGGAAAGAAGAACGGTAAAGACAGAAGTGACTTGCTAAAAGTGATTCACTATGGTATTATCGCTCTATACATTAATGAAACAGAAGGTGACAAATGAAACTAACTTCGAAGACAATCTCAATCCTAAAGAATTTCTCTACAATTAATCAAAACCTAATGGTGAAGACGGGTAATACTCTCTCCACCATGTCTGCAATGAAGAACATCGTTGCACAGGCAGAGGTGACAGAGAGATTCCCACAGGAATTTGCAATCTATGATCTAAACGAATTTCTATCTGCACTCTCTCTATTCGAAGAGCCAGAACTGAACTTCCAAGACTCATATGTTACGATCACGCAGGAAGGTTCTCGTAAGAACCTCAAGTACTGGTTCTCTGATCCAGAGGTTGTGACAAGTCCGTCCAAGGCAATTGTGATGCCTTCGACTGAGGTAACATTCAATCTATCCAGTGATACTCTGAGTGAAATCCAGAAGGCTGCATCAGTTATTGGTGCTCCTGATATGGCACTTATCAATGGTAGTCTGATGGTTACTGACAAGAAGAACGATACTGCAAACGCATATGAAACTGGTCTGGATGCAAATGATACAGATGTGGATTATAAGTTCTGGTTCAAGACAGAGAACCTAAAACTTATTGCTGGTTCGTATGATGTCGAAGTGTCATCTAAGAATATCAGTCACTTTGTAAACTCTGCTGTAGGTGTCGAGTACTGGATTGCTCTAGAGCCGGAGTCAAAGTATAATGCCTGATACATTTCTTTGGGTTGAACAATACCGCCCAAAGACTGTTGATGAATGCATTCTACCTAAGACTTTAAAATCACAACTACAGTCTTATGTGAATAAACAGGATATCTCCAATCTGATTCTTGCAGGTGGTCCAGGCGTGGGTAAGACAACTGCTGCCCGTGCGATGCTAGAACAGATTGGTGCTACCTATATGTTCATCAATGGTTCTGAGGAGTCTGGTATTGATGTACTTAGAACCAAGATTAAGAACTTTGCGTCTACAGTCTCTCTTGAGGGTGGACGCAAGTATCTTATTCTGGATGAGGCAGACTATCTAAATCCACAGTCAACTCAACCAGCCCTTCGTGGGTTCATGGAAGAGTTCCATAGTAACTGCGGGTTTATTCTCACTTGTAACTACAAGAATAAACTGATTGCACCTCTGCACTCACGGTGTGGTGTGGTGGACTTCACTATTCCTAAAAGTGAGAAGGCGGGTCTTGCTGGTCAGTTCTTCAAACGTGCAATCTCAATTTTGAAAGAGAATGAGATTAAATATAATGAGAAGGTGGTTGCAGAACTCATCAACACCCATTTTCCCGATTGGAGAAGAATACTAAATGAGTTACAGAGATATTCTGTCTCTGGTGAAATTGATGCTGGTATTCTCGTTAATCTTGGTGAGAAGAACATCAAAGACCTTATGGGGATGATGAAGAAGAAGGAGTTCACGAATGTTCGTAAATGGGTTGTCGATAATATTGATAATGATCCTGTCACTATGTTTCGTGCTGTTTATGATAACATGTATGATTATCTGGAGCCTTCTACTATTCCTCATGTGGTTATCATCCTTGGTGAATACCAGTATAAGAATGCTTTTGTTGCAGACCCAGAAATTAATATGGTGGCGTGTCTGACTGAGATTATGGCAAGGGGAAAGTTTAAGTGATTTGTGAAATCTTTGACAATCTACTAGAACCGCATGTCGCAGAACTGATTGATCTAGAGATCAAGAAAATACACTGGAAGTATGACTACCAATCTAATAAACAGATTGGTATTCAACCACACTGGCATGTCTACTGTGGTGAAAGTGAGGAAGAGGTTCGGGAAAGACATTATGATTACCTTCTTCCCATTTGGGAAGCTGCTGCATACAAACTCAAACTGAAAGAACGGTTTGATATTGTTGGGTGGAAACGTCTATACATGAACGCACATACGTTTGGTGTAGAGCCACACATGCATTTTGATGATGGTGACTTCACCATGATGTATTATCCTCGCATGGACTGGCAACCAGAGTGGCTTGGTGGTACTGCTATTTGGGATGATGAAGGGAAAAATATTGTAGAATATTCTAACTACGTTGGGAATCGTCTTTTGATTTTCCCTGCAAAGAATAACCATCAAGCGATGCCAGTGTCTAAGTATTGTTATGAACTACGCAACGTTGTAGTGTTCAAACTTTATGTGGATGTCGATAGACTTGATTTCAGCAATCAGGTCTTCAGAATACCTGATTTCTACAAGTCGTAAGGAACAATTTTATGCCAGAGTTGTATGAATTAAAAGTAAAGAGTGGAACGTATACAGCTGATAGTTTTTTTGAATTGTGTTGGGTGGTGTTTCGTCACCGACTAAATCACTTCTGTAAAGGTGAGGGGTTTAGGGATTAATGTATGAGTTAAAGGATTATCTCAACGCAATCAATCATACTAAGGAAACCCTTTTAGATACAGAGGATGAGGAATGGGAGAAGAAATACCCACCCTTTGTTGTAAATAAATGTGTCTATCCGTTTCAAGATACCATCATGTTGGTGAATGAGATTAACCAACTACCACATCTAGACAAGAAACTGCAATTCGACTTTTTGATAAATAGTGTGAGGTCAAGGCGACGTTACACACCTTGGCTAAAGGCGAATCGAATTGAAGATTTAGAGTTTATTAAGGAATACTATAACTACAGTAATGAAAAGGCCAAGGCCGCTCTTGATATTCTAACGGATGAACAAATCGCCACCATAAAACAAAAATTAAATAAAGGTGGAGTGAGAAAATGAGTGAAGAAGAACATATTAATTGGACACAGGAGCAGATGCTTGAGGTTACTCTTAAGGAACCAGATGACTTTCTAAAGGTGCGTGAGACACTTTCCCGCATTGGTGTTGCTTCAAGAAAAGAACGAACACTTTATCAGTCGGCCCATATACTCCATAAACGTGGACGCTATTTCATAGCCCACTTTAAAGAATTATTTGCCCTCGATGGAAAACAAACAAGTATTGCAAGTAATGATATTGCAAGACGCAATACAATTGCCAATCTATTACAGGATTGGGGACTTGTAAATATTGTTGGTGAACTTGGTGAGGTTGCACCTCTAAGTCAAATTAAAGTGTTGTCCTATAAAGACAAGGGTGAGTGGACTTTAGAGACTAAGTATTCGATTGGTAAAAAGAAAGATACTTGACATTATAATTAGAGCAT